TCCATCCGCGTATCAGATGCGCTTTGGTTTAAGGTAAAACTCAAGGCTAGGCAAGAGGATAAAACTGTCAGCCAAATTGTTGTTGATTTTTTGCGTGAATATGTAAAAGCCTAGATAGCAAAGAAGAACCCCTACACAGGAAAGGTGGCTGTGTAGGGGTTCTTCTTATCGCTAGGGGTAAAACTTATACTTGATCCTGCTTGCGTTTAACTTCAGCTAGTTCGGCAGCGATACTTGCATAGGCTACCAAGTCAACAAAAGTATCGTCTTTGGAATACTCTAGGTTTTCTTGCAGTCTTGCAATTTTCACTAACGCCATACAGATAGCAACCTGCATTGGCGTAATCTCTGTTTCAAGGTATGACGACCACAAGACTGCAATCCTTCTGTGGTTCTCATAAGGTGCGCCATAATCATCTTGGCGATCACCATACATCAACTTTTCGGCTTCTTTAAGAACTTCCCCCCGTTTCATTATTTCTTCTAGTCCTCTAAGTCGTCATAATCGGTGTAAAGAGCTTCTTCAGTTTTCTTATCTTCAACTCTCTGAGCATACTCGCCAAGACCTAGAGCTGATAAGACAAAGGCAACTGCTGCCTCGGTTGGCATATCTGGTGACAATGCTGCAACCAATAGAGCAACTGTTGATGAAACAAACGCTGCGATACGGGCAGGATTCTTGTGAGCAAATGCTTTTAACTTTTCCATTCTTACTCCTTGAACTTAGGTCTGCCAAATCCCACGATTGAGATTGGCTCCTGACGCCTCAATTTGAAGCGACGGGTTTTCTTATAGGTTCTAGTCTTAAAGACAACCATACCGCCATTGCGCTGGTCGCCCTTGGAATCTCCTGAAGTATTGCCTTCAATTGTATGGACAATGCCCTTGCGAGCCTCAACGCCGATGACAATGCCGATGTGGGAGATACGCTCAACACCATCGCCTGGGAAGTCAAAGAAGGCAAGGTCGCCTGGCTCCGGCGTGGCGGTGGCGGCGTCTTGCCAAAGTTTTCGGCTGACAAATGACTGCGCCCCTGCCGATGTCAAGATGACATTGGGGATAACTAGGCCGACCTTCTTGGCACACCACATAATGAAACTGCCACACCAAGGCAGGTAATTAGCGCCCATTGCTTTGCCAAATTTTGTTTCATTCTCTTTAGGTCCTTCAACATAGCCAACTTCGGCCCACGCTACCTGAATGAATCTATCGCGTTGATTCACTTGCGAGTGCGCTTTTGCTTTGTTAGCAATAAAACATAAATTTCATCAACGCGCTCTTCAAGGCGATTGACTTGATCCTTGATACTTGAGCCAGAATTCGGCTTTAGCTCTGCTAGGTAATGCTGAACTAGCCATTTGACTATGTAGGCAAAAGAGCCGACAAGGGTAGTAACAGCAACAGCGATGGTTGCTATATCAACTGGGGTCAAGTTATTTCTCCTTCAGCAAGACGCCAATTTCTTCAAAGGCGTCTATATGGTCGTCAATCGTTCTGTGTATCGGAAAGATTTGGGTTACTGAGTCCATTTTCCAACTTCTTTATCTTGGCAACTAGGATGGCATTTTCTTGTGCCATTACCCCTATTTGCTGACGCATCGCTGCCAATATCTCATTGACATCTAGTTGTTCATCCATTTATTCCCCCTCTAGTGCTTCTACTCTAGTATAAATTTCTTGAATCAAGGCTAAAAGACCAGGAACTATCATTTTTTCATTCCAATTGTGTGGGCCTTCTTGGTCATAATCAGCAGCGATTGGATAAATAGAATCTACTTCTTCAGCAATAAACCCAGGAATCATTGCGCCACTTCTGTCATCAGTTGTGGGCAAATAAGAATCTTTGTAAGTAAATGCTCGCACTGGTAAATCAAGCAATTGTTTTGGGTCAAGGTCAAATACTGTTGTTAGATTTACGATATTTTCTTTGAATCTTTGGCTTGATGCCGTTGATTCAAAGACTTCGCCAGCAGCGCCAGTACCAACGCGCATATTTGCTGCCGATGCCGTGGTAGTTAGATTTGGCATAAATACATCAGAATTTGCATTAAAAGTAGAACTTGCAGTTAAAGTATTGCTAAAGGTGTGGGTTCCACCTGAGTATGTTGTTTGACCTACAACCGTATTTCCATTAGCTCCTGCACCGATTGATTGCGAGCTACTCGCATCGAGGCTAGCTGAAGTAGAACTGATTTTAACAAAGGGATAACTTGCGCCTGTTGAATCAGGTGTGGAGCCGTAATGCCAAAGCGCTCCCGAACTACTAAAATTAAGCATATTACAAACAACGCTGCCGCCCGCTTTGAACTGCAGTGCGTTGCTTGCGCCATTTAAGATAACCGCGTTTGAGCCAGTCGAGGTTTGGATTGTGCCGCCAGTAATTGCTGTAGTGCCTACGCTAGTTAAACCAGCAGAACTGATGCTATATCCATTGGTCGCCGTGCCAAAATAACCAGCAGTGGCATTGATAGTACCTGTAATCGTTGCACCTGTCGCCGTCAATAGCCCAGTGCCATCAATGATGGCATTGCCATTGATATTAAGAGTGCCACCAGTAATAGTTGCGCCTGTGACGCTGCCTGAAAATACCGCCGCACCAGTTGATGCAGTTAAAGAAAAGGTTGCAACGTTGCTTGCATTAAAAGCGGCTAAGCCAGCAGAATTGAGAACTACCCGAGCGCCAGTAGTTGCAGAAGCACCAGAATAAACAGTAATACCACCGCCATTGATAGCAGTCATTTGATTCTGCGCATTGACTATTGTGTTTGCGCTTGGCTGTAGTGATCCAATAGCTGCGGTGTATGCAGTAGCGGCATTTGCCAAAGCGGTATTGGCTGTTGATTGAGCAGTACCAGCGGCAGCGGCTGCGGCATTGGCCGCTGCCTGCGCCGTGCCTATTGACGCATCTTGAGCAGTTACCCAAACGCCACCTGCTCTTACATATAACTTGTTGCCATCATCAGTATCAATCCAAAGATCGCCATTATTTATATCAGCGCCTGTAGGTTCTGCTGCTTGGCGATAAACCTTTGTCTTGCCATCTGCCAAGATTTCAATTGATTCGATATTGCCTGCCAAGCCATCTCTATTGTCAGCAATAAGAGGCACAACAGATGTCACAACAAAATCGCTGGTCTGTGTGACCGTTACGGGTGTATTAGTTATCTGTGGACATAATGGCATCGCTTACCCCTAAATGGTTATTGAGTATGGATTGATGGGCGATGTATGAAATGTGACTTTCCAATCGTCACTGTTAATCTTATGGGTCATTCCCTCAATGACTAGATTGTAAGTCAAGAATCGGCTATCAACAGTTTCGCGCTTGACACTAACTTGGTCGCCAATTTCGCAGGCTAGGAAATCAGGGTTCAAAGTATTTAGATTAAGTGCGCTGAAATCTATCTGCTTGGCATAGGTAACTGGGTCTGCCTGTTGGCGTGATTGATATAGAGCTAAGTTAGTTGCGCTAGTTGAATTGACGATAGGCGCATCAAAGGTTTTTGAAACAAGGCCATAGGCGGTCTTGCTTGGGTTATAGGTAGAGGTGACAGTGGCAGATGCCCCGCGATCGACAACGGCTTGGTTGACGACATAGTAAGTGCCTGGGTCAACAACAAGGCCCTGATAGTCCAGCGAATTGGCATCGCCTTGGTCGCTAAATAGAAGCTGCGTTGGGCGTGAGAATTTATCTGATAATGGCACTAGCGTTGCCACGCCACTTCTTGAAATATAGAAGCGACCTGCGATGGTATTGACGGCTTGGAAAATCATCTGTAAACAGGATTTGCCTTGGATAGTTTTTGCCATCGTCACAGTGCCTGTTAAAGAGCGAGAACCGCCACCTGGCCAGCCTGCATAATCAAGCATCCGCCCTACGCGGGTTGCGGCAGTTTCCTCAAAATCTAGGGATGCCAGCACTGGCGCTGTGGCATCGGCTATGTAGCCAAGGCCATCAACTAGATTCATTGTGACAGTTGGGTAATGGCCTTGATTTACTACATTGGTTTCCACAAAGCCCTGAAATAGCGTGTAGGCAGTTGCAGACCAAGTTCCTTGAATGCGAACCTGTAAGCCAGCCTTGAGGTTTGGATAATAGGTGCTTGAGGCGTTATCAGGATCATACTTGCCTGAATAGTTATTGAATTTGATGCTGGCAACGCCTGCCTCTGCCAACACATCGTATTGGCGCAGGCCGCGCCTAATGTAGATTTCTAAGACATCATCAGATGAAACATTTGTCCAAGTAGAGCTTAGGAAGAATTGCACTTGCAGCGTCGGTGCTGTGACCCCATCGAACTTTGCCATTATTTAGCCAAAATCGTTGGTCGGCCTTGCCTGCGAGCAATAACAGCATTTCGATTTCTTAAATCAACTGTGTAATCATCGGCAGTGCCGTGTGGCGTAGTTATTGTGACATTTACATTTGGCGTGCCTGAACCCGATATAGAACTGCCTGTTGCCGAGCCATCGCCCTGCGCTGCTAGGGATACAGTTGGGGAGTTGGCAATACGTTCTTGACGATTTAAGTTGCGTTTAATTGCTTCAGCAGTTGCCTCGGCCTCAGCCTTGGCGGTCATCAAAGATAAACCATATTTTTTGAGCATTGCATTGATAATCTTTTGCTCAATTGTAAGTTCTTTTTTCTTAGCGTTATTGAGTTTATTCTGACCAGCAGTAAGTTTGGCCAAAATAGCATCAAGGCTAGAATCTCCTGCGGTTGCGCTACTTTGTAATACTGTTCCAGTTGACATTTGGAAATTGCCTAAAGGCTTTTCTGCTGCCTTCATTAATTTTTTCTTTTTGGCATTTTGTGCGCCCACAGTTCCTGCTGGGTATCCATCCTCAGTTCTACTTGATCCCGATAAACTAAGAACAGCCAAAACACCAAGAAGAATTTTGCCAAATTTAAGAAGGAAACCAGCAGCTTTCTTGAAACGAAGAGTTGCTGTTGTTGCTCCATTTGCGCCAATTGTAATAAGCCCAAAAGCAGTAGCAATTCCTTGTAATCCTGTAATGAATAAATAAATCTTACTTACAGCAAACATAGTCGCCATAATTGCCACAAGTGTTTTAATCAAACCAGTGTTTTCAATAACCCAGTTACTGAAAGCAATAGCACCTTTAACCAATTTGATTGCCATTTCGGCTGCTTTTTCTAAACCTTCAACTAAACCTTTTTGATTTGTCTTTACCCATTTTTCAACTTGAGGCAGCACATCTTTTTGTAATGTATTAGCAAATTTTTCTATAACTGGCAATAAGGCATAACCAAGTGTTTCAAGAATTTCACCGAAACGAATGCGCAAGATTTCAAGTTTATATTCAAGAGTTCCAGCTCTTGTAGCAGCAGCGCCTGCCGTTGCTTTTTGAACCTCAGCCATAATCGCTGCAAAATCTTTAGATTTTAGAGTTGCTGTATCAAGGCTTGGAACTAATTTTTGTAGACTTCTAAAATTGCCTTGTAAGGCTCTAGTGACAGCAGCGGTGGCGGTGCCAAGGTCAACGCCAGAGAAGGCTGAAATATCTAATGCGGTTCCAAGAAGGTCTTGAGCTGCACTAACTGATCCTGTGACTGCGGCAAGTTTGGCAAGAGCAGGTCTTAAATCATCGTCGACAACGCCAGTTTCAAGTTGTAATTTAGACACATAGGCTTCAACTGAAGCAATAGCGGCGTCGGTTGCACCTGTGGTATTGCGAAGGCTGTTGGCAAGTAATGCTTGACTCTTTTGGTCGGCGATGGCTGCCTGTACCGCATCTTTGCCAACTTTGATGGCAAAGGCGGCGACGGCGGCGGTTGCCACGCCAAATGCCTTAACTGTTTTCTTAGCAAAGGCATCAAAATTCTTGCCAAGTTTTGCTATATCTTTTTGAGCAGCCTTGGAACCTTTATCAGAGTATTGGCTGAGAATTCGGGCTACTACTGCGCCAACTGCCATCTCTAATCCCGCTCTCTATTCAAATTCTTTTGTAATTCTGCTTTTGCCTCATTTAAGGCTTTTGCGACATTAGCTTCAATTTTTGCGCGGTCTTTATCAACTACGCGCCAAATTATACGCGATGCAGGCTTGAACCTTGCAGATAAGGTTCTCATAAACTGTTCGCCTGATCTCCTGCCAGTTGCGTTCTTGCCATTTTTACGGCCTGCAACTTCAAAGATAGCTCCAGCAGCGCTTTTATTTATTAAGGCACCTGCGCTGGTAGTGTAATCGCCACGCACCTTGCCTTGTGCCTTTGACTTACGGATGCCAGCGACAACCTCGCCAGTATTCCAAGCAGGCCAGCCAGCGCCACCGCGAGAACTCCTGCGAGGGTTGGCGGCATTGTATGTTCGCCAACCGCTCATCGGAGTATCCGTTTGTGAATTGCCAATGCCACGAACAATGCTGTGAGCATCGCGTTCGGCACCGGCAAGTTCGGTGTTAATGACCTTGTTGAATTTACGAACGGCAGATTTATCAAATTGCTTCAAGGCATCAAGTGTTTCTTTGATACCTGTTAACACTATGACTTCATCCGCCATTTTTCTTCACCCGTTCTTTCAAATAAATCCCTATTGCCTCAATGATGCCTTCAGGGGCATCAAGTAAATCAATTGGAGATATGCCAGTCTCCACCGCAATTGCTGCTACTGTGTAGGTCAGGCTTTCGCGGTGGATTCGGAATTTGGGTCGGCATCCAATTCTGCGCTGAGAATTGTATCCAGATAATCAGGTCCAAATGGTTTTACGACTACGCCATTGACCTGTTGAGCTTTCCAAGCCAGCCAATAGATATGCTCTATTTTCTGCTCTTCGCCAATTAACTTAGGTAGTCCTTTACCGAAGTGCTGTTCAAATGCCACGATGATTCTTGGAGTCAGCTTATATGCCGAATCATTGCCATCAGTGGTCTTTACTTTGATTGCTAATCCATCCATTGTTTCCCCCTTGGGTTATTAAGAAGTTGCTTTTGTAATTGCTCCAGAAATAGGCCAAGTAACTGAAACCGTGGCTAATTCGCCAACGCTTCCTGAAAGGCTTTGCCATTCTGAAATCAATGCTGAGAATGTATATTTTGGATTGGTTGTGGAAGCCGATCCGCTTGTAGGGCGAATTTCCATAGTTACTGCGGTACCAATTTTGCTAGTTGAATCGCTTGGATAAACAAGTGTTTCAAGAGCGCCAGAAGCAAAGTCCTGGTTGAATTCCAAAGTCACTTGATTATCACGAAGGCCAGCAACACGGGTGCGGCTGGTGTTGGACATTCCGGTGGTTTCCACGACATCTAGTGTTGAGGAAAGTGTTACCGATGTGACATATTGCGAGATGTCAGTGCTTGCAAACACTACATAAGCATCAGTTAAAACTATACGGGCCATTTACTTATACTCCTTTTGTGATAGCGCCTGAAACTGGCCAAGTCACACTTGCAGTGGCCAATTCTCCTACTGAACCTGATAGCGGTTGCCATTCTGAAACAAGAGCTGTGAAGGTGTAGGAAGGATTTGTTGCAGATACTGCTGCGCTTGTTGGCTTGACTACAACGGTTGTTGTAGTTCCAATAAGCGGGTAAATCGTTTGTTCCACCGCGGATGTTGCAAAATCCTGATGGAATTCCAAAGTTACAGAGTTATCAGCCAAGCCTGCGACACGGGTACGACCTGCGGCACTGGTGGATGAGAATCCTGTGGTTTCAACGACATCTTCGCTAGTCGTGATACTCACGCTGGCGATAAATCCGCTGAGATCAACAGAGTTAATGACGATGCTGGCATCTGTCAAGACAATGCGTGCCATTATTCAATCTCGCTTTCGGTTGCTAGTTTGCTTGCTGACTTTGCAGAAATAAGATGGCCTGCGGCAACAAGTGCCTCGACATTACATCCTGCTTCTTGCAATTCTTTATCGGATATAGAAGCACCCTTGTTTGCAAGAGTGAACGTATCTGAATTAACTGTGTAGCTCATTATTCTCCTTGACCCCAGATGGTTAACCTGTATCTGTATGATAAAAATTCCACATCTCCTGCGAGATATGTTCCTGATTCTGCTGAAGTGACACGCAAGGCATTACACGCACCGCCAAGTGTTAAATCAGATTCAATTGCTGCCTTGATAGAAAAGTCACCAGAGCCAGTTAAGTATTTATCTAAATTATCTTGAGCCGTTCTTTCAGAGAAGCGTTGGACTAGAACATAGACATCTAAGTTCGCTTGATCCAAACCACGGCTATTGTTTAAGTCAAAAGTAAAATCTAATTGCCCTATAACAGCGCAAGGTGGCTGTGGTAGGTCAGGCATAATGTCGTATGAGCGCAGACCCTTGATTGAGGAAAGATTCTTCTTGATGCCTTCGCGAACCTGCGTAGGTTTCATTTTGCCAACGCCGAGAGTTTGCGGAATGGGCGAAGTAGAACCTCAACATCTGGGTCTAGTCGAGAGCCAAGTCTTACAGTTCCCAATTCAGGAGTTCCTGCGATACCAAATGGCGACTGACGGCGTACAAACAGGCGTGAGGATTGAAGTTTGCAGGCCATCGCAACTTCGTGTGGAACTGATGACCAGCCCCAAACTGCCTTTACGCGAACTGATTGAGGCAAGTTGTAAGGAAAGATATAAGCGCCGATGGCGAGCAATCTTGTGTAAGGCCATCCTCGGCGTGGGTTATTTACTGGCTCAACCATATAATCAGATGTTGCCCAAACTGTTGTGTATAACTGATTAAAGTTATCATCTGTAGCAATTTCATTTAGACTAATAAAGTCATCAGTATTGGTTGTCCACCAATCTTGCGCCGTATAGTAACGCGTCACAGGACTATTGGTTGTGCCATCTCTGTAGAAGAATCTGCCGGTATAGTCATCAATCATTCTACTTGAGGCCATAATTGCTGCCTCAAGAGCAGTATCATCCTGAATGTCCTCGATGTTTAGAGATTCCTTCAAGTCTGACAGTGTGCAATATGCGTTGATTAGAGCCACGCTTTTTCCTCTTCTCTGCCTTCGGTGCTATTGCCCGTTCTAAATCGGGAGTTGCTGTTGCGGTTTGTTTCCGCCAAAACTTTATTCTTTCCACGATAGGTGATGCCTTTCATCAAGCCAATAAGACTTCTGATGTGGCAGAACTGCTGCGGTGTTTACGTGTATGGGGAATCCTAATTGACGAATCCTTCTTGAGAAAAGCAAATCCTCGCTAATCCAATTGCCATCAATAGGTCCATCCCAGAACCAACACCAGTCTTTGCCTTGATGGGGGTCTGCCATCTCTCGCATTTTTTCTAAGACGCTGCGATGTATAAGAAGGCACCCAGTTCCACAGGCATCAATTTGAAAGACCGCGTTGCGGTCATATTTGAACAAAGGCAAGAAGCCTTCAGGCACATCTTGAAAGATGGCTGGAACTGGCTTTGGATATAAATGCTTGTGAGCGTCAAAGGCCGCAAAGACAAGGGCTGACACTACTGGTCGTTCTTTATCGTGAGCAGTTTGACAGAGTAAGTCAAATGTTTCGGTATCCAGTTGCTCATCGGTATCTATC